TGCTCCACTATACCCACCACCATTAGAAACATTAGACCAACCAGCTCCACCATTACTTGAGAACTCCCATTGGAATGTGATAGTAGAACCATCAGAACTAATACCCGCTACAGGTCCGAAGGATGCTGTTCCACCAGATCCTGCTTCTATAGTAGCATTTGATGGTTGTGCAGTTACATTAATTAGAACACCAGTTCCAGTTGTAGTAAATGCATATGACTGTGCGTTACCTGTTACGTTCTCAGTAACAGTAAAATTGAATGTTGTGTCAATATAATCTGATGTTACTGTTCCAGATAAATTTCCATTGGTCGTATTGAATGTTAAACCAGATGCACCAATAGCATCTCCACTCAATGTATATGCCTCAAAGGTTGGTTCGCTTGCAAAAGTAGTTCCAGACAATCCAAGATTTTCGTTTACACTAGCACCGTTAGCATATGATGCTATGGTTCCAGATGATCTATCCCAAGTTACAGTAGAGTCTATGTATGGATAGAATGCACCTCTAGATACTGTTAGTTCAGCACCAGTTCCTGCGTAATTGAAGTCAACACCAGAGTCTACAGGATAGTAAGTAACACTAGAACTTTGACCAAGTGCTTCTTGTGCATCAGTTGATGATGTCAAAGATGTTGATGTAGATACGACACCATCATAACTCTCATGTGTTTTTCCTTCTGAGTTTATCAATGCCAGATAGTTAGTTGCCCCACCACCAGTTGTGCTTGCAGTAGCATTGTTTGGTGCTTGTATAGTAATACTATTATTAACTGCACTTTCTGCTTGTATGTTTAACCAACCAGAATGTGACAATGTAGATAAGTTTATACCACCAACTATTACTCCACCACTACCGCCAGGTGTATTTGATACTGTGATAGTTCCTATCATACCACCATGAACACCACACTGATAGTAGTATGTTCCTGCTGTGTTTGGTGTCCAAGATACGGTTGCATTACCTACAGAACCTTGACCACTAGCAGTTGGAGTTGTTACATTACTACCACCACTTGATACTCTAATATAAAATGGATGAACACTTGCTACGTTACTTAGATTAAAATTAATTGTATCTCCAACATAAACTGTAACTCCTGCGTTTGCTCCACTCACAGATCCGTTTCTATCAGTTCCAGACAATGTATAGTTTGCTGCAGATGGTGCAGTCGTTGTTATATTATAAGTTGTTGGTGTAGAAGATCCTGCTCCTGCTGTAGATCCAACTGTCCTGAGTTGACATTTCTTACCTACATTTCCTAAGAAATGAGCTGAGTCAGATGGATTGAATTTGACCTCTACAAAGTTACTTCCTGATAAAGTGACAAATGGATTGTCTATAAGTTTCTTATCTACTATGCTGTTTATAGGATAGTTGCCATGTGTCCCTGTCCTAATATCACCAGCTGATCCCGTGGTTCGTATAAATTCTTTTGCTAGAAGTGTTAGATTGTTTGTGGTTAGTGTGTAACCATTTTTGCCACACCATGCTGCAACAATACCACAGACGATAGGTCCTGAAAATGATGTACCATCTATAGTTGTATAATTACCTGTGCTTGTATATGGTGTGTTAGCAGTCCAGTCATACTGTGGAGTTAGAATTTTTTCACCAGGTGCTACTGTGGTACAACCACTACCATAGTTAGAGAAGAATGCCCATCTATCATTATAAGAGGTAGCACCAACTGTAATTTTATTCTGATTGGCATCTACGTTGTTAATACCGCCATTGGTATTGTCAGCATATCCTGCTGTTCTTGCACCCGCTATGGTCTTGGTTTGTAAAGGTCCTGCAGTTACATCACTACTATTTTTAAATCCATTACCAGCTGACCTGACAATTATAAGATTTTTCTGACTTGCTATAGTTCCTTCGATGTCATCTAACATCTCTTCGTCAGTTCCTGAGTCATCTCCTGCATCATTTAACTCAATGTTAGGTGAGTTTTGTGTAGGAATTGTAGGTCCGAATGATGAATTAATAACAGCTGGACGATTATTGCCTTTATAATTGGCATCTGTACTATCGTTATGATCTATAACTGCTTGATATGCTGCTAATATTCCACTATAACTAGCACTTACTGAACTATTGAATGCTTTCAAAGCATATATCTTTGCGTCTTTGCATATCCCAGCTGTCCTACCAGCTGCAAGAATAGCACAATATGTTCCATGACCTTGATCATCCTCATTGTTTGTTCCAAATGCACCACTGTAGTGAGACATTTGGTAGACTCTATAGTTCTGTTGTTCAGCAGTACCGTTAAGATCAGTTGCAAAATCCTTATCATATAACTCAGGATGTAATGCTGCGTTATTACCAGTGGGTCTACCCGCACCACGAACACCAGAGTCAATGATATAGATGTCTACTCCATCTCCATATCCACCAGTAGATTGACTAAACTGCCTGTTCAAATATTGTCTGTCTTGCTTTGTAATTCTATCTAGATGCCAGTAGTCATGTATATTAATTGTTCCATATCTATCTGGAGATGCAGTAAACAATCCCATTCCAGAATGAGCAGTACAATAGTAATATAGAATAGATGGAGTTGAATTACTAACAGTAATTGTTGTAGCACCGTTTGTGCCTGGCGTTCCTGTAACGGTTACTCCTGTAGAAAACTCTCCTGTACCTCCAGTAGTCCATGTGCCATCAGGTGTTTCTGAAAATCTAAATGGATGAGTAGCATTGGAAGAATCACTTTGATCAAACGTATATGTTCCACCTTGCAATATTCCTGTTATATTATAGAATCTAGTGTAAGTTCCATTGATAGATTGTGAGAAGACAAAATAGTTGCTTCCACCAATGTTCTGAACCTTTACATAAAATGTTCCTGATCCACTTGTAGATAAAGTTCTAGTGTTACTTGTAGATGTTCCTTCACCTTCAGTGTTAGTAGATATTGATCCAGATGTGTCTGCAGTTAAGGTTGCCTCTTCTGGCATAGGATCACCCGCGTAAGCTTCCTTATCCCATGTAGCATTCTTAACTACACTTAATGCTCGCAATTGATTAAGAAGATTACTCTCATACCTTTCTGGGCATTCATAAGTAATTATCTGGAATGATCTAAATGATTCGACAAAGGATAAGTAACCATACAGTTTTAGGATAGCAGCATTTGCTGAATCCATACTATAGTTATCGCTGACCCTTACTATTACCTTCTTCATTCTGTAGTACAATAAGTCCTTCAGATCTATTTAGTCCAAATCCCTTACACAAAAAAATATCCAAAAAATTTTTTTTGGATATTTGGAATTGAAAAGTCAATTTTGAATTAGGATCCTTCGCCCGCCTTTGCCAATAGTTTTGTAATCTCTCCTTCGCTAACCTGTTTGCCCATCCTTTCTACAGGTTTTGTAAATTTTAAGTCGTGCTTTTCATCAAATACAAACTTAGTTCTAAGGTGTGTTTTGTCTCTTTCTACTATCAAATGATATGAGTGTCCATACAAGTTTGAAGAAAATCCTATTGATATGATGGATCTGCCATCGTATAGATCTCCCGTTTCATATGGGCATGTCTCTGCAGTTCCATTGAAAGGTGTATGAAACTGCCTAGAATTTACATGCTCTTGTTGTCTTAGTTCACTTGACTTCTTCAGTGCCATCTTCTTCTGGTTTCTTGAGTGTCATATTTAGTGCTTCTATTGCACCCTCTAGTCTCAACACTTGCTCTTTGCGAGAGTCTAGTTGTTTTTCCAATTCAACTATTGTTGCTTTTTGATCTTTTAGTTGGCCAGTAAACTCTTTGACCATTCCCTCAATGTCCATTCTTTATAATGATAAGTACATTATTTAGTATAGCACAAAATGTCAAGAATGTTTTCCCCATATCTGTAGTGTTACCCGATACTGAGTTGCTTCCATTGATACTGGTGTTACCATGTGGGTTTCTGCGTTATCGTTTATTACTAACATATTTCCTTCTGGTATAATTGCTCTCATAGTATCTTCGTCTTTTGGTTGCCATACAAACAAACCACCAAAGTTTACATGCCACTCCTCATTTAGATACAACGTAGCACCAAATATATAATCATTGTCTGTATGTGCAGATATCCCAGAACCTCTCTGCCAAAGATGGTAATTTATATTAATGTTTTTATACTCTGGTAATACTTTGTTTAGTTCTGGAATTAGAATGTCTCTTAACCACTGTGGAGTTTCTTGCACCAACGTAGATCCAGTTGTTCCAATTCTTAAACCAGGATTCCATAGTATTTCACTACTAGACCATTTGTATGCTCCAATATTTTTCTGTAAGTGAAGTCTTGTTTTGTCTAAAGTTTCTTTTGTTAAAACGTTTTTAATAATCTTCATCGGTCATAAGCAAAGTGAGCGTATTTGCCATCAGCATCTACGTAGTGAAAGAAGATTTGATGATAGTATTGATTCTTCTGACATCGCAACTCTTCTCTCCAGTGTTGTATCTCTACACCATTATACACCACTGCATCACCTATGTCACATTTATAACTAACAATTCTATCTCCATGGTTAAAATATATGTGCCAATCCTTATCTATATTTGATGACACATGTAGTGAAACACTAACTTCACAAGCACCTCTATCAATATGTTTTTTTAAATTCTGACCATTTAGATATACTCTTTCAAAGTAATATGTCGGATACAGTCTCTTACCCAACCTCTTTTCTAATTTCTTTTTGATTTTGTGATGCATTACATAATAGATTGGATTGCTGTAAATGCAAATTGAATTTGGCACTTGAGTTGGTATAGTGGTAGATTCTAAATTAAACTTACCTCTTGTTTTCTTATATTTTATCTCTATGCCTTGAGGCATCAGATTATAATTTTTTCTTAGTTTCTCACCCTCATCTTTAAATTCTGATACATCAATAAGGTCTTTGTATAAAAATGATTTCATTTCCATCGAGGTCCCATAACCCAACCAACAAGTGATCTTCTCTCACCCTCAGTAACTTTCTTTACTCTATGTCTTAAACGACTGTCAAATATTATTATAGTTCCTTGTGTCTTAGGTGCAACATACAATTCTCCCTCATCATCTACAAACTGTAAGTCTCCTCCTTTGTATTCATCATAGTTACTTAACTGAACTGAGAACGACAATTTTCTACAGTTGTCATTTTCAAAAAATGAATCTGTATGCCAATGATAAAAGTAACCAGGTTTATACAATGAGTATTGTATCTTCCCATTATCAAACCCTGAGTAAATATCGTATTTAAAATTCTTATCGTTTGCTAAGTCTATGTAATGTCTACAGAATCCATTGATCCATGATGAGTCAGGAATCCAATGATTTACACTCTTTCTAACATGACTTGCTTCTTGTCCTACTACCTCTGCTTCTTTTAGTTCTGTATCTGATTGTTTTAGTATATTGCAAATCTCCTCGCATACTGATTTTGGTAGTAAAGTTTCATACCAATAATACTTATACATATGCAAACCATCCAGTCATAATATATTTTACTTGAGAGGGACTTACCTGTGACCTATGAAAATGAGTCCAATAAGGAGGCCATATAACCATCTTACCAGACTCTGCTTTACATGTAAAGTTTTGGTAGTCAAACTCTGTTCCACCTAGATCAGTGACTGTGTTGAGATATAACATCCACACTAGAACTCTCTTAGATGATTCAGCACATGGCACTTCGCAATGCCAAGTTTTATAACCTTCATTAGGATAAAACCTTTGAAAGTTTATGCCAGGTTTTTGTATTGCCCACACATCTAGATCTTCTAGGTGAGTATACTTTTCTTTGTATAAATCTAAATTTTTATACAACGCATCATAGACTGGAGTAAATACTTTCTTCCAATCTTGATTGTTATTAATCAACTCACCGTCAAGTAATATTTCTGTATCTTCTTTATTCTCTGGATTATATCCTAAAGTAGTATGACCAGGTTTTTGAAATTCGGGTGATGACTCAAATAATGTTATCAATGATAAACATTCTTCAGATGTAATACTGTCTGGATATTGTTCTATAAAATTACTCATCGTTAGGTCCGCAGTTAACACATGTCTGCGGTATCCATTGTAGCGTATCTTCGTCCCAATTCCAAGTGGATATTAACCTACCGTCTTTTTCTGTAATAGCAGGTTTTGGATGTGGAGGTTCCCACCACATAGTTTCCTCATTCAAATGCCAAGATGCAAACCTTTGTTCTGGATAGAATATGTTCTTGACAGGATCGTAGTTATTACCCTTTGAAGGTCTACGTGTTTTTTCTGTTGCCTGTATCCATCTACCTGGCGATAAACCCAGTGCTTGATACTGCTGTATTGATCTTAATTTATCAGCATCATCGCATGTGATAACTTGTTCAACAATATTTTTATCGTTCACATACGCAAAATAATTAAACTCATCCATAATTTAAAATAATTTATTTAACCCAAGTAGTATACCCCTGTGAATCACTCACATTGTTACTTCCATCATACCAACCCTCATAACTTCCTTCAGTAGAACCATGTCCTAGATAGCATCCACCATTAGGGTCACCACCTGTGGTGTTTGTTCCAACACCTCCAAGTGTTGATTGGTTTGAGTTAGCATTGTAACTATTATCATAATTATAATCTTGTTGAACACCATCAACTGAGAAAAATCTAGCATTAGATGAGAGTCCACCTCCACTAGAAGTTACGGTGACTTCATTTCTAATATGAATTTCAGTTAATCTATCCTTTGCTTTACCATTGACTTGCCATTCTGCTTGCACCCATGTTCCTAGATTGTTTAGTGCAGAAGTCCATGAGTATGTCCCGTTGGTGCTACCTCTACCCCAACCAAGAACTCTACATGCAGACCAATGTAAATTGTTAATCATACTTCCAATAACATAATCTGAGTTTGGATCAGGACTTCCAAGAACACCCGATCTATCTAAATGATAGTTACTATTGTTTCTACTAGTTCCGCCAGGAATTGTAGAATTAGATGCGTTGTTAGATGCAACTAACATCCAACCACCACCTGTCATCCAACAATAAATTTGTTGTGCTGAACCACTCCAACTAGGTGGTTTGATCCAGTATGTACCATCAGCAGCACTTGGATTAGCAGCAAGAATTGCAGCAGCACTAATTGCAGGATTACCAGAAGATTGTCCTATAGTATTATCCATATCAGATACAGGATATCTAATAATAACTACACCGTTACCACCTCTTCCTGCGTTTCTGTTGGGGTATCCTGCACCACCGCCTCCACCACCAAATCCATCGGCACCATTACCGCCAGGAATTGTTCCCGCAGCATATCCACCACCGCCTAGACCGCCAGGTTGTATATTGTTGTTTGGGTTGTTGCAGTTTGCTCCTGCACCACCACCCGCATAGTATCTGTTTGTTCCACTAATATCATATAACCTTCCGTCACCACCGTATCCTCCACGTGGTGCACTTCCATCTTCTCCTTGTTCGCCAGCTCCACCGCCACCGCCACCACCCCATTCGGGTGATGATGGTGTGCAGTTTCCACCCGCATTTCCATATCCTCCACTAGCAGATGTTGGTTGTAGTCCTGCTTGTCTAGTTCCACTATAGGGGTGACTTCCTCCTCCACCAGACCCACCAGGTCTTCCATTACCAGAGTCAGTAGCACCACCCGCACCAGCTCCACCGCCACCTAACGCGACATAACCCAAGAAAGAACTGTCTGATCCATTATCTCCTTTTGTATCTTGATTACTATATCCTTGACCACCACTACCAATAACTATAGGAAATCCTCCTTTTACAACAGGAACGTTTGATTTGTATACAAGTCCTCCTGCACCACCGCCACCATTACTACAGTTACCATCAGAGCAACCTCCACCTCCACCACCGCCAACGATGAGGAAGTCCATATATGCGTTTGCATCTGAATCTACAACATTAAAAGTTCCTGAGTTGTAAAATTTGTGTATTTTATATTGTCCTTGTACGTATATTTCATCTCCACCTGTTGCATTAACTGTTGCGTCTGTTAATTTTTTCCATGCGTTTCCATCATAAACTTTAACAACACCATCGGTGCTATCAAATGCTAAGAATCCTGCAGATATGCCTGTTGTAGGAAGATTGGCAGTTGTGAAACTCGGTAGTTGAACTCCACCTGTGCTGTTTACAATGCCGACGTTAATTTGTGACATTACTTATAATCGTCGAAAGGGTATATTAGAGATTCAAGTCCCTCTGAGTATTTAGCTATTGAATCTTCGTAAACTTTATGAAACTCTCCTCCCTTGCCAGGTATTACGCCAGAATCTATATCTTTCCAAAGATTCCAGAACAAAATTTGAGTTGATGGTAACTGACCTCTACACTCTGCTCTTTTCTTTTCTTCTTCCCATTCTTCATTCATTAACTGAAGAACAGTCTCCCATTCATCCTCAGTTGTAGTAAACCCTGCTTCATCAAGAGTTCCATCATCATTCATTAATCTAATGATTCCTCCCACGTCAGTGGTATACCCTCTATTAGGGTAAAAATATCTCATCAAGTCAGCAGTGCATGGTGGCACTGGTGGACGATCCCATTTTAAGTATTTCATAGTAAAATTAAATAAAGTTAACTAGCAGCAAACTCCTCAATATAGAAGTCACTATAGCACATATAACTAGGATAATTGTGATATAAATCCGCACCCCAATGTCCCATCATAACATTAGCAGACACTGATGTTCCTGCACTTAAACCTGGCGATACAACATACATTCTGTTTATAGAAAAACATCCAACATGATCACTATCTCCA